GGAGGGGGTGGGTTCAGAATCAATTGAATTATTTCATCCTTTTTTATTTGTTTTTTATATTTTATACCGTTCTGATTACATAGATTTTTCAGTTTAGGAACAGTAAGTTTTTTTAAAGATTCAACAGTTCTGGAACTAGTTGATTCTGTATGAGAATTCCATAATTTAATCAATTCATCTTTATCAATAGTATATTTTTTAGTTACACTATCGATAAACATTTGGAATTTATCTTCTATACTGACATTGATGTTTTTTGATAAGTTCGAAGATGTCATATGTTTAATTTACTGTTATATTATTATTATGGCTTTCTTAAATCATTTTATTTTTATTTAAAAAACATAACTCTGTTCAATTTAATTTTATCGTCTACACAACTATAATATATGTTTTTGACTGCATGTTTAAATTCAATTATTGTTCTGTCACTATGATGTCCAATATCACCGATATGAATTTTAACCCAACTATCGTCTAATTCATTATACTCCTCTTCATCGGTGTATTCTCTGAATTTATTACATTGTCTTCCTAATAGTATATCCGTTGATGTTTTAATATCAGTGTCTATATCATCTACACATTCATATATTTTATTTACTATTTTAACCTTTTCTAATATTGACATCAAGGCTAAAAATATTTCTTTTGTTTCGAGAGATGTTTTCCCGTTACGATTTGAATTTTCATTTTGTACAAGTATGTTTAGTACACTCTCATCTTTACCATAATTATTGTATATGTAGTACAAGGGAACAGATGTTCTCCTCCATATTTCTGCACACTGTTCTTCATTATCGTTAGAAATAATAGTACATATATCTGAAGGTTTCTGGTTCATATTTTCACCTTCTACACTATTGAATATAATATCTAACGTTTTCCTTAATTTATCACCAGATAGTGTTACCCCTATCCTATTCTCAATTATTTTAATTATACTATTGAAGTCCTTCCATCTCATTATGAACCATTGTTTTACCAGTTCATCTGATAATTGATTGGTGATCCATTTATCAATGTCATTCGGAAGTGTTTTATTCTTTTCCAATACAGAATTACTTTTATTCATTGATCTAAGTTTAATTAAATGGTTACCTATAAAGTTATTCTTTACCTTAACACCAATATCACTATCGTAATGAATATCTTGATTTCCTGTCGAATCTAATATATCCTTCATTTCTTTACTTTCGAATTTCTTGTTCAATCCAATAACTAAATGCTTTTCAATCATCGAATAATTATATTCAGATAATAGTTGCATATATAAACTCAACAATTCAATACCTTCTTTGTAGTTATCATCTGAAATATTTTCAGGTGGTGATGTCAATAATTGTTTTACTGTACTATATATTGAACTTTGTATACCACCATCTAAATCATTTTCTATCTTAATTACCAATAAGTGTAACATTTTGAAACATAAGTGATATAGTATACTAAACATTACTACATTATCATTGTTAATTTTTACATCAAAAGGGTTTATATGATTAAGAGATAACTTATTGTAAATAACACCAAGTTTAGGTTCATCATAAATATAAATATCCTCTTCTGTTTCTTCTACTAATTTTTCATCATCTTCAACTTCATTTTCGATGTTACTATTATCTACGTCCTTATTTTCCTTTTCTGTATTATCTTCGGTTTCCTTTTCTGTATTATCTTCGGTTTCCTTTTCTGTATTATCTTCGGTTTCCTTTTCTGTATTATCTTCGGTTTCATCTTCACTTTCATCTTCACCCCAATGTTTTGGTATTACAGATATTATATCATCGATTTTATCGGATAAACTGTTAGCTAGGAAACCATTTTCAAATAATCTAAAACATCGTTTCTTTAATTTATATAATTGTCCATCTGTAAAGTTATTCAATACTAAATCTTGAAGACGTTTAACTTTAACACCGTCATCACTAATATCTGGGTATAATTTTCTAATAATATATTCAATGTATAACATAACAACTTTAGTAGAACGAAGTTCTTTGTTTATTTTATTACATTTACCTATATTTTTTATCCTCAATTGTTTAATCATATCTTTTACATTCCATGCTAAAGGTTCATACAACTTTTTCTTGTACAACTCTTTTACTTTTTGACGTGTTATAGGAAATGAACAATGTTTAAATTTATCATATATATCTTCAAGAGTATCTTTTTCATATTCAGTTAGTATATTACCATTATCCATTTCTCTTTCCATATTTTTTTCACAGAAATACAATAGGAAAATGTTATTATCCTTTATTTCCTGTTCCAATTTAAATCTAAGTTTAGTAAGAACGTTACCATAGAAATTCTCACCTTTATTATCTTTACACCCCCAGAAAACATCGTCTTCATCTGTTATATATTTTATGTTTTTCTGTTTAGTCTGTAGTAGAATCTTTTTTAATTCCTCATCGGTATTTAGTTTATATTGTAAAACATCGAACAAACAGTCATATATATATTGTCTTTCTTCATCTGATTTGAATTGTTTCCATTTTTCCTGTATTTTACCAATTACACATTGATTAATTTCTGTACGTAAAGGAATATTATTCAAGAGTTGACACAACACATAATGAGTAATAGTATTATATTCTTCCCCCTCTATAGTAATAGGATATTGATAATTATTGCTAAGAGGTACATTTGATTGTGATGTATCTATCTGTATCATCTTTATTCTATTGATTTCTATTTTATTTTTTTATATACATTTGTATTTAATGATTTAAACAATCTCAGATATCTTAATAAAAATAAAATGAGTGGATTACTATTTTTATCATCTGACGACTTTAAAGTTATGAATACACAAAAAGGTTCTATTTTGTGTACAAATGTTCCTGGATTTTGTCTTGTACTTTTTTATAGCACCGAATGTGTTTATTGTCAAGATTTAATTCCATTATTTAAGAAAATTCCTGGTAATGTAGGTGGGTGTGAATTTGGTATGATCAATGTGAGTAACAATAAAAAATGTGTTATAATGTCTAGAAATACAATTTCACCCATAAAGGTAGTTCCATATATAGTATTATTTGTAAATGGAAAACCTTATATGCAGTATAAAGGTCCTCATACAATTGAAGATATTTCATCTTTTATTATTGATATATCACGTAGTATACAAAATAAATTAGGAACACAACAACCACAACAACCACAACAACCACAACAACAAACCAATCCGAGAAGAAATAGTAAAATTAAAGAAAGAGAGAATGATATTCCAGCCTATACAATAGGAAGACCTTTATGTAACGACGGTGGTGTATGTTATTTAGATTTTGATAGTGCTTACGGTTCTACCAATTTGTAAATTTGTTTTATAGTCCGATACTGAATTTAAATTGATTTCAATACAATTTAAATTCAATTATTGTTTTTTATATAATTCTATTTCCTTTGTAATTACTTTACGAGTCTCATCGTCTAATGTATCAATATTTATTTTTTTTACCGTTTCTAAGGCTTCATCATTTTTATACAAACAATAACACACCCATGCAAATTGCCGATGTATTTTCCAATCCCATATATAAATATCTTTCTTTATGTGTATTTTTTCCCAATCTATATACTGTAAAGCCATTTTATAGAAGTTATAGGCGAATATATACATATTTTCTCCTGACAATAAAGTTATAATATAGTATACAGCTTCTAATCTACTAACATCCATTTCCCATGTTTTTATTAACATGAATATTTTTTCTGATAATGTTTTATTCGAAATAACACAATTATATACACTATAAATATACTTTTCTTTGTTGTCGAATACATTCGACTCATCTTTTAAAAGAGAATCTAGTAATATATTTGCTTCTTTGTAACGTTTATTAATTATATATAACTCTGCTAAATGCGATTTATAATGAAATATAAGTGCTGGTGAATTACACTCTTTAATACTTTCTTTCAGTAACTCTTCATCATTACGTACCTTTAATGGATCACCGTTATTAGCAGAAGTAGATGCTATTACCATAATATCAGACATTAATATAACATTAGTATCATGACTTTTTGTATTTGAAACAGGTAATAAAGATTCATGTATTTTACCTACATACATCCAATTATAATCATTGTTTATAATCTGTTTTCGTTTAAATTGGACATTATAAACAGTGAATTTTAAATCACATGATGTCACAGTATCATTAAGTTGTGAAAATGGGTTTTTACCATCCTCTATCTTCAAATAGTCATCTGCATCAATAATCAAACTAAATTGTGCTTTAGTTTTAGCTATTTCAAGACTCTGATTTCTATTTGTTGAGAAATCTACCCATTCTCTTTCATGTAGTTCACCTGGAATATTATATTCACACATTAATTCAGTAATGTATTTTTGTGTACCATCTACGGAACCAGTATCTATAATAACCCAATAATCTATATATTTACGTAGAGAATCAATACATCTTTTTATCACCTTTACCTCATTTTTCACAATCATTGCAAGACATATCTTCTTATTATTAATCATTGTTCCTTTCTTACCGATAATTAACACTACCTTTAACACATTTCATTCTTCCATGTATCATTTGACATTATAGTTCTTACAAAAGATGTTGGTTGTCCATTCCATCCAGAAACAGTACAATCATGTTTTGAAATATCATCATATGAATAATTATAACATGATTGCTTTACTTCTTCTGGAGCACTTGATACCATATAAGGTCCTCCAGAACACAACTTTTGCCCTGTTACTTTGAATCCTTTATCCAATGTATGTGGATCTTGTTCATAACCGTTATATGATTCAACGTCTTTCTTACCTTCTTTCTTACCTTCTTTCTTAGGTTTGTTATATAATATAATTGTTACAATAACAATAATAAAGATTAATATTGTAAGTCCAATTATTATAGGTTGTAAAGAATTTCTTTTCATTTATTATTTATAGTAAAAAAATAATATTCAAGTAAAATGGATGACAACATTAACAGTGATAATATTATTGAAAATATAAAGTGGAACGACAATATAGAAAACGTTCTTATTAATATTATGAATACCATAAGTGTATACAAAAACGTTCATGCTGTAACTTCGATAAACAATATTAGATATTTCAACATATTAACTATTTGTGGAATTGTGATAGGACCTATATCAGGTATACTGGGAGCTGTAGATGCAATAGTAAATCCAGATACAGAAATCATTTATCCTCTCATGATTTCTATTTTTGGTTTTATATCTGGTGTTATAGCAACTATTATAAAATTCGGTAAATTCGATGAAAATGCATCACAACATAAAAAAGCATTTTCTGACTACAATTCATTAGAAAAGAATATTGAGTTATGTCTAAGTATGACAAAAAATGACAGATACGTAAAACCATCTGAATATATTAATAATGTACAACAAAAGTTTGAAGATATTTTCATGAAAGCACCTATTATAAATAAGAAGGATATAGTAGAAATGACAAAAAATATGTGTGACATAAAGAATTTGAACTTACAGAATATAAAAGTTAATTTACAAAATGATCAAATATCAAAGAATGATGAAAACGATGAGAAGGATTATGACAAGGATAATAAGGATAATAAGGATTATGACAAGGATAATAAGGATAATAAGGATAAGAAGGATAAGAAGGATAATAGTATAGAGTTTCCATCAGGTTCAAATAGACGATATAGTTACGATCAAACCACAAATCCTGTTATTATATACGAATTAACACGATTGAAAAATAATTCACAATAATATAAATGAAAACATCAACGTTTAATGATATTATACAAGAAATGAACAATATAATTAATTGTGATAATATATCTATACACCTTGATGGGGATGATGAATGTTTATTTATGTTATCTACAAATGATTTTAGAGATTCTCTCAATAATATGTATAAACATCACATTTATTACGACGGTAATAAACTTGTAAATATAAAATTTATAAACCCTAAAGAAATACAGGAAATAATAACATCATATATACAAGATAATGATATAGAAGACAAAATAAAACAATATGTGTTTAAATGGTTGATACGTTTTAAAAATAACTTATGTGATAAGAAAAAACTATCATCTTTATCCAATACAATACAACAAGACTTAAGTACTGTTTTAGTTAGTTCACAATTACTTTCTAGAACAAAATTAGACAATGAACAGAGAATACACTGTAAAGATATAACATTACATTCTTTACAAGTTACAAAGACTATAAATGATTTGATAGATCATTATAAACTATCTAGTGGATTTTTACTATATAACCCCAAGATATTCAATATTCATGATTTTATAGAAAATATGAACAATTCGACTAGAATGAATTTAAATGGTGTAAACATCATTTTTAGTATCGACGATAGTATACCTGAATATATATTTGCAGACAGTGATAAAATAGAACAATGTATTTTAGGTATATTAAGATTATCTGAAAAGTATTTGATTAAAAATAACTATGTTAAGATTACTATAGAAGGTAAAAAGACTGAAAATAAAAATATTCTTGTTTTCATCATAGAACAATATTGGAATGATAAAAAAATCATTGATAGTAACGGAATAATAAAATCTTCTTTGGACTACTATGAACATATATACTTTATCACGTCTAAACAATTGTTAAATATTGTAAAAGGTGATATGTATATAAAATCAAATGATGATGATATGATTAATATTGAATTTAACTTCCCTGTTAATACAATTGATGATTTAAACATTCAGTTACAAAAATGTACAAAGACTGAATTAACATCTAAAAATGTTTTGTGTATTGATAATAATATTGAAAACAGATTGAAGATGTCATCAATACTGACAAATTTACATCTATTACCTATACAGTGTATGACAGTTGAAGAAGCTATTCAGACTTTACATATACATTCAGCCTTTCTTTTTATTATCATAAATATATCTGAGATTGAAATATCCAGTAATAAAATCAATACAATAATGAATATTATATATAAAAATAAATATCCTATTATATTTATATACGATATAAGAAAAAAGATCGACACAAATATATATTCAGGAACTGATTTTTATACAGTAGTAAATCCGATATCTAAAACATCCTTATACAATGTTATTTATAAAATATTTCGTAAATTAGGTTAATATTTATTTATACATACAATACGTATAAATAAATGAAGGTAAAGTGTTCTGTATGTAATAAAAAAATTCCAAGATTAATGGTCGATGTATATACTTGTAAATGTAGAAATATTTATTGTCCACAACATAAACTTGATCATAATTGTTCTTGGAACTTTTTTGAAGAAAATCAAAACAGAATAAGACTCCAAAATCCTGTTATAATTAAACCAAAGATTGAAAAATTATAATGTTTGTTTCCACTGTGAGTGATGAGGTAGATTACTATTTTCGTGTAATTCACTATTATTATCATATTTCATCATAGCCATAGGGTTACGACAATGACAAAAAGATTCTTTTATTGGAACATTTTTGTCAGGTGGTCCTAAAGGTGATGGATTTTGTACAGTATCCATATCGTGATTTCGTACACTTTGAACTGTAGAACCACAACATTTAGATGGTGCAACCATACTAGGTCTTACAGCATACGAAACATTGAAATTTTCGACTATATCATCGTTATATGTTTTTTCATACTGATATTTATAAGCAGTGTTTAATGTAAAGTAATTATTCATCTTTCTATTATTTTGTTTTATTACAACATTGTATTTTTTTCTGTATTTTCTGTCACGTCTAAAGTTACAATATCTGTTAAATCTTCTTCACAATAACCAAATTCCTCGTACCATTTTTCACCACATATATCTTTCAATATCATTTTCTCGTTTTCTTTGAGTAAAGATGGATGAAGACCTGATTTAACAGATTCTTTTATATAAGCTGCTGCTTCCGTCAACGGTGGAGCGATTTCATCGAAATACCCTCCTGTTTCAAAATCTATAGTACCATATAACTCTTCACCAATTTGACGATATTGTAATTTTTGTTCATCTGTCAATGATTTCCTTGCTGCTTCCATCATAGGATTATTCCATAATGTATATTGTTCGTTTTGTTTAGAACTCATTTATATACTATCTAATCAATATTTTTAAACTAATTGTCCACACTATGGTAAAAAGTATAAAAAGACTTAACCACCACCATACATTATCATTCTTAATTTTACCCACATCGGCTGCTATAAATGTAATCCAGTTTGGAATATCATCCTTTTCAATAGGTAAGAAGGGTAAATAATCACTTCTGTTTAAAACCCTTTTACTAAAACCAGTATAGTCAATATCATTATTATCTCGTTCTTGTTTTAATTTATTCCGTTTTTCTACAAATTCTGTTTCTGCTATTATATCTTTCTGTTCCGTTTCATAAAAGAAATCTGGTACTATATCCATTGCATTTTGTTCAATTGAACATTCATTCGTTCCTCTTTGTATTTTAAAATATCCATTTTCACCCCAATCCTTTCCCCAAGTATTTCTACAAATCCAATATTTATTACCTTCACTTTCACCCCATCCAACTATAACCACAGAATGTCCACTTTTTAATGTAGACGAAGGAGAATGTTTGTATATAGTACCTTCCTGATAGTCATAAAAATCATCATAAACATCCATTGATGTAACAACAGGTCCCCATTTCCATATAGTATATCTTATGTTATAATCATCACCTTCATATTTTATCCAGAATACATCATATGCTCTCCAACTTCTAGATGGAGTACCTTCGATAATATTTCTTTTTTCGTCATAGAAGAAATCAACACATAAATCTTTATAAGGACCAGTAATATAAGAACAAAATGGTATATTATATATATTTGACACATTTTTCAGTGATTTGAACTTTACATCTTGTCCAATCGGTGAAAAATAAGGTAAACATGTTTCTGTTGTTACACCATATAAATATAGAAATTTACAAGCGTTATAAAGAGTGTTACCAAAACATGAAAATCCAAATTTATTTTTTTCATAATATTTGTCCATACTGAAATTTTCATCACAAATAATCATTTTGGTAGGTGATAAATCTACTCTTATTTTACCACTAGATTGAATAGTAAAACGATCTTGTAAACATTGAACACTTGCGAAAGCCCAACAACTACCACAATTACCTTGGTCAATTACAGGTGCTAGAAAATCTTTCCATACAATTCTTCCATCTAATTCAGTGGGTAGTACGACATTTTTGTTTATATTAGCAGTGATTGTTTCACCTCTCTCTTTTTGTAAAATATCTTTATTTATAATAGTATTAGATTTATATCTATTATCTTTCTTATCCATCTCTCTGTTTTTTATTACATTCATCTATTTTTTTATCTACATTCATTACATGTTTTCATATAATATATGAAAACGCCTGTTGAAACCAATAAAAATATTATACCAATAACAAGCATTATTATTCTTGATTTTTTCGTGTCTTGATTAGAGACAGATTTAATACCTGTTCCTGCTAAAGCATATGGTATTGCCATACAAGCACCACAAAAATTTTCTCTTATCATTTTTATTTATTAATAAAATGAATTTTTTATGGCTAAATTCAATTTAGAAAGATAACAGAATAAACTACGGAAAATGATTACAAAATCTTTTATTGGATACGCTTTACACGTACAAGTTTTTGCATTGGTTATTGTTATTATTGTTTCAAGTTTGTTTTTCAGTAAGGGAGTTTATTCTTCTGATTATTACAAATGGGGTCCTCCTATCAAATTTGCGGGTATTGAAGTCGATGATGTGAAAACGTTTAATATGATATTATGTTTTACATTCTTTCACCAAATGATGAATAACATTGTAAATCAAGTTACATATCCATGGATTATCAACTGTGTACAAGATCCTAAAAGTAATAATTTATATTACTCTCGTCGTGTAAGCATGATATTGGTGAATTTATTTGCAATATATTCTGAATTAGATACAGTTATATTAATAGCTGGAATAACATCACAGATTTCATTTTTAGTAATGATAATGATTGCAAATATAATATCAGTCACGATGATAAATTACAAATACATTTACGATAGAAGGAATGATGACTTACTTACTATACCTGACGACGTTCCTTCTTTTTATCGTCAAGATGCTCATGGGAGTTCCTTCTACGAATACGAATAAAAATAAATATTAAAATAGAAATAACAGCTATAACAAGTATCCAGAAAAAATAACTTTTATAAAAACTATACTTTTCATTTGAACATTTTTCATATTTTCCCATACCAACACCTTTCTGTAGACACATTGGTAAATTACCCAAAATATCATAACCAGCTGGTAAAGAATTTCTACGACCACACCATACCTTCCTTGTATCTATAGCTTCATATTGATCATTGATTGTACCATCACAAGGTAATGATTTACCGACTCCTATACCTTTTTTTAAACATAGATATCTAGTTCCTATTGGATTACCAGTTGTGTTAAGTCTATTATTACCACAATAAACATTATTATTCATTCTTTATCTTATTATAATTTCTATTATGAAAATTATAATAAACGATTCCTTCCAACACACCGTTTTCCGTACAACCATATATAGAATGATTTGAATATATAATAATGATAATGTGTTATAGTATCTTCAAGATACCCATTTGGAAACAATCGAATATAATCATCAATTAAATCATATAACACCATATCAGTCTTGTTTTGTAATCTATAACATACCATACAGTTTACATTATTATTATTAGTTAAGTAACGATGTCCACATCTATCATGATATATACAATCATGTTTGTTAATATTATATTTATATAATATACCATCAAATAAATCTTTATACTCGTGTTGTGAATATGGCCTATTTTGACTTTTATATCTTTGTATCATTTTATAGTGTATTATTAACTCTATAAAATAGTTAATATTTCCACGTTATTATTGTTTGATAAGTTTCTATAGCACGAACTAAAGTTCCAGTATTTTGATATTGTCTACCGGATGCTACATTATTAACCAATAAAGTAATAGTAATAGGAAGATTAACACAGTTGTATTCACAATGTGTGTCATTTCGATTAGATATATTAATCCTATAACTATTGATATCATATTTTGTCTTGATAGGTTTATATGTATGTTCTGAACATGACATGAACGATTCCAATTCTCTAGTTTGAAATGAAATCCAATCCAATTCTGATAACATTTTTGTAGCACCTTTTTGTTCATTATCATTTATAACACTTACTATAATATATCTAGTCTTATGATTCAACAACAACGATTTTATTTTACATGCATATACACTAGTATTATCCACGTCTTTAATCTTTGTTAATACTGGATTGTTAAAGTAAGAACAAAACAAATCCTTTACATTATCATGTTCAGGTTCCCACCCACCTAAATCAATTCTTTCTCCGTAATTAGACATTTCTTATAGTGAATAATATATATGTTTAAAATATTTTTACATAAAATAAATCAAATGTATCAACTAGGAATAATAAACATTAGAGATAGTAATCGTCGTAGAACCGAAGAAAATCTACCATCGTTGGAATCAGCCAATATATGTAAACATATTAAAGGAAAGTGTTTCTACGATACTAAATCTAACTACTCACTTGAATTGTATAGAAAACAATTCAATGAAACAATGTGTCAACCTTATAAATTACAAGATTATAATTCATATTTATAAATAACAATTTTTAAACTTTATATAAGTTTAAAAATGTATAACAGTGTTATAACTCTTCAATTTTATTATTTTCTTGTGGTTGTAACATTGACATCATTGACATCAACATATTAGGGTCTATAGCTGGTTGTGCTGTGGCAACATCACCGTTCCCTGAAGATTGTGATAGTGTTCCCATCATCGTAGATATAATATCACTACCACCTGGTTGCTGAGAAACAATATCTTGTACAGAATTTACCAGTTTACCAACATCTAAAGACCCTTCATCTATCTTTTTACCTAAATCACCTACTAAATCTTGAAACAATCCTGACTGCATAATACCATTAATAGCATTCATTGGATTTTCTGTATCGGAAACATCAACATTCTTTTCAACTTTGTCGATAATTTCAGTTAAAAAGTTAATTTCATTACCACCTTTACCAGTTTTTTCAGCCTCTTGTAAAACCTTTCTTGCATTACTTGTTGGGTCAACCATTGCAAGTAAAGTAAGAAGATGACTCCATATGACATTTAAATTCTCTCGATCAGATTCTTCATCTAAGATACTTTTAATATCAACCTTTACCTTTTCAGAGTATTCAATAATACCACCTTTTATTTTACTCTTATCTTTATCCAAAATAGCATCTCTGTTATTAACACAAAATTCCTTAAAGATGTTAACATGTTTTTGAATTGGTTTATCGTGAACAATTGTTGTTTTATTTATCAAATGGTTATAAAGAACCAATGAACGTTGTTTTTCTCCATACACTCCTTCCAATTCATTAACGAAATTAGAAATAGATTTAAATACCACAAGATTACTCATTTCCTGATTATATATAATATTAATATTGTTTTAAAACGATTTTTCTTACTTTCTATAAAAAGATAATGGATCTAGAAAATGAATACAATTTTGATTATATAAATGATGAAAGTTCTGTAGATGATTATGAATATAGAGATGACGTGGATGAATTAGTTTCTGCGTATACAGACGTTGAAAGAGTTCAACGTGATAATTTCTTTATAGGTCTTGAAGGTGAATTCTGGGATAAATTAAAGTTCTATATAAACCAAATAAACAATTCTTCTCTGAGAAAGAAAATTGTAGACGTCGAAATCAAGACTATCGTTGAAAAAGCTAAAAATACCCCTAATATAGAAAATTATAACCCAATGGGGTGGATTTTAGGTTTCATAGGCTCTAAAGGTGGTCAAATAAATATTATTTCATATGCTCTATCTGTTGTTCTTCCAATTACACAAACCATAGAGGAGGTTGAATATATTGATGTTATAAGATATTCAAGATTTTGGCTCTCTGAAAATGGAAAAGAAGACCTGATTGAAAAAACACAAAACTTAGATTACCGTAAAGATAATTGGATTATGAATCTAGAAGATAATTTATTAGACGAATTGGACATAGAGGAAATACCGGGAATGGGGGAAGACGAGATAGCGGATGAAATAATGGATAACTTGGAAAACATATTAGAAGAAGAAGGTGTTAATCTAGAGGAAATAGAAATGGATGAAGACGAGATAGCAAATGAATTGGACAATCTATTATAAGATAAAGGTTAATACCGGTTTTGTTATACAATTCATTCTATATGTTTTTCAAAAAAAAATGAAAAATTAAACTGTAAACACTCTTTCTTAAAGACAAAACATTTTCAAAATGGATAATTTACTAAACGAAGTGCAAAACTATATCGATGAAAACAAACATTCGGTTAAAGATTTTGATTACATCAACATTTGCAGCACTATGAAAGAGTTGTTCGAAAAAAACACATCACCCTTTTATAAAGTAAAATATATAAAACCTGTCATTATCTCTCACTCCAGTAATATTTTTTCAGTAGATATGAAACAGAGTGAAATGATTATAAAATTAAAGTATAAATCATATGAAAAGATAAAAGATACAATAGATACTTATGGTACATTCACTATAGACACCACTACCTGTAACGGAATGTCAGAACCTTTCAATAAATATTTCATTGATTATCATAAACACTACATTGAATGTTGTGAATGTGAAGATGAAACTAACTTGATTATACAGAATAAAACCATTATACTAACTCATATCGAAAATGCGTAAATAACTTTATGAATATTTTTAAACCAATCACGGTTTAAAAATAAATTTATATTTAGTTTCTAGCATTCTTTATGACTTCTTTACACTTCTCTATAAATTCAAGTCTGTTTAATATGTATTTCATACAATCAACTATATCTTTGATTTCACCCTGTCCTTTCATTTGTGTAATATACATATCACTAATAACATCACTATCTTTAGCATCTATCTTTTTCAATTCTGTAAGTACAAAGCAAAACAATTCACCCAATTCCATCGTTTTCATTACACCATTTGAAAGTTTCTGCACTATGAATTCACCATCTATCAATTCCTTATATTCAGATGAATTCGTCGGATTAAAGTCACACATATAAATACAAATATCATCAATAACATGTTCTATATCTGAAAAATCACCACTTTCTATCTTTTTAGTCACATCATCCCACCATAACTTTCTAATTTGAGTATCTACCAATCGAGATACAGTCTCATCATACTGTATTTCAATATAAGGATTTTCTTCTAAACACTTTTTAGTATCATCAACAAGTTTATCTAATTGATGATATATCTTTTGTTGCATTCCTTTTAAACCTTCTATGTATTCAATCGGAAATTTTTCATCACCATCTTCGATTTTCCTACTGTAATCATGATACATTTGACATAATATCTCTATTTGTGAATCTTTATCGTTCTCTTTCCACTTTAAAAACTTCTCATTCCATACAAATAATTCTTCAACTGTAGGCATTGATTCAGTTATTGTTTTCGAAAGCAATATCAGCTCTAATTCACATATAGTAAAAGATGTTATATCACTAGAACCAAATACATCATATGAATACCATGATATTAAATAAGATGATAGGAAACATCTTACTAAAATATTGATATCGATTGTACCTATCGAACCACTCGTATCCGTTTCTAACACTTCACTTAACATATTTTTTGTTTTAGTCAATACATTCCTATTCAACATTATCTTTGTCGCTTCTTCAAACGATTCTGTCTTTGAAAACATTTCGTTCAAATCTAAATTATAAAACTCTTCCATCTTTTCTTAATACAACCAAATTGATTTTTTATATTGCAATTAACAAAAAATGACTTAAATTCTATATCTTATCTTCACCCCTAAATTCTTATACATATGCTTTTCATTATAAAAGTCATCTTCTATATCTTCTACTGATATTTGAAGTATATGATTTTCAATGTTTTTATGAAACTTGTATATTTTATCCTGAACACCATATATAACAAATTTGATATTTTCCAAATCCTGTGAAACATAAACATTACCGGAAATAGAAAAACGAGTTGATAATTTATCTATGAAAGATAAAAAATCAACTAGAAATTCATCTTTCATGTTTTTATTATAGTAATGAGGGAAACAGGTTGTACATCTTAATACAACCTTTATAATCCTTTTCTTGTTCCAAAACATTATTATAAATAATAAATAGAACAATCTTTTAAATTTACTTAGTTGGTGTCAACCTTACCTTTTTTTTCATTTTTTTCACTACCATACAAAGTCATTTCACTTTGTTTTTTCCCTTGTTTTTTTCACTACCATACAAAGTCATTTCACTTTGTTTTTTCCCTTGTTTTTTTCATCATAAAAATAAAGGGAATTTAACCCTTTGTTTTTTTTTGTTTTTTAGAGAGGTTTTCTCCTCTTTTTTTCTTTTTTTTATTTTATTTTTTATGTTGATTACATTTGTCTCCATCACACGGTTTCAAACATTTCATTCCCGAGAATTTACCACTTCTCATAATATATTGACATCTATTTTTGGTAATTTCTCTTTCTAATCGTTCTATGTTTTTTGATAGGATACCTATCATAAAATCTCTTTCTCTCACCTCTCTTTGTGGTTCTGAATGTATGAATCTTTTTAACATTTCTATTTCCCGATCTTTTTCCACTATGGCAAACTCCATTTCGTTTTGAGATAGTGGTTTGTATGGTTTGTATTCATTAAATAATGTCTTCATTGAATTACACAAATCAATGTAGTCTTGCTCATCCAATTTTGTTTGTTCTGCCAAATCATCAATTTGACTTTGTAAGTCAGTAATATTTTGCAGTGTTTTATCCATTGAAGACATTGTTGTCTTGAAGATACACCCTAAAATCAAACTGAAAGCATCATAAAAATTCATTTTTTTAAAAATAAAGGGAATTTAACCCTTTAAACTCTTTTCCCACTAAAACCACCTAACCCCATTTTTACACTATAATGTCGTTTATATTAAACTAAACAAAATCTTATCCAATACATCTACGTGCACACCATTCTCTATTTCATCAAACATTAATTCTTTTAGTTCACCCCTAGGATGATCCATTACATCATCCCAATCTGAACTAATATTATGTCTCACTTCATCCACAATTTCACTCATAATATACAGTATATCTTCACCCAGATCATTCTTCATCGCATTCATTATCGGTGTGAATTTATGTCTTAAAGAAAATTCAAACACCACTTCATCGAATTTATCCCTATACGTATTATCAAACTGATACACCATTTGTACGAGCTCTTTCGGTAGATTGAAGAAAAGGTTCATTTTCACTTAACAGATGTGTAGTGAATGTTATACCCTTAAAGTCAACATAAACTCATCGAAAAAATCATTTTTTTCCATCTTTTCCATCTTTAGATACCAGTTAGAGGTGGGACATAGTTTTTATTGTATCGAGCATGGTGGAATTCCCATAATTCTGGACAACCGAATTTCCAGTCTTTTGGAACCATAGGTGCTTTCCACCAGAAAACACAATCCGTCCATTCATTTGTGGAGGTTGCGTTGTGTATATACATACAGCAATAATCATCGGTGAGTTGGTCCATCATTTCACAGAAGATGGTAAAATCAGGGATGATGGAAGCGTAATTTTCGTACAGGGAACGACGGTTTTTGAGGAGAGGTTCACGGAAAATAAATACACCATCTACATTGGTTCTAATCGATGGTTTTACGTCCATCGCGTATTGTAACGAAAGGATGTAAAGCATCTTCCAGTGTCGCCCTTTTTTATATAAAGCCTGTTGAAGCGGTTTGTTGAATACACGTGGATCGTCGGTACAATCATCTAAAATCATAACACCCCAAGGATTTGAGATATGTTGAATGGCAAGTTTTTGACGTTTGATGAAATTCCTAATCTTATCTTCATCATATTCATTGAATATAAAAGTTCCAGGCATAAATTCTTCATATGCATGGTTAGAGTCTTCAGAACCAGACATAACCATTCCAACTGGAAACATATGTTTCTTCGAATACAATAATGCCTTTATAAGTGTAGATTTACCAACACCAGGTTTTCCTACAACTACTAATTTACATCCACCATGATATGTAGGTTCATTCATACGTGATGTGAGGGGAGGAATAATTTCTGGATCTAATTCTTTAATCTTGATAATGTTTTCCATTTTTGATTTAGTGTTACATGTGTATTCTATAAATTGATTTAAACAAAAAAAGAATGTATATAAAAGCAAGATGTTTACCACTTTAATGAATAATTTTTATTTTTATATCAACTTTTCATGTGAAAAGTTGAAACGTGTTTTTTACCGTTTTTTGAACAACATTTTTGTTACAAATCACCCCAAGTTAAAAAATACATATGAAGTTAAATATTCAGTATGTGGGAAAGACTTTATTATGATATCGAAGAAATTGAATGGTCCGTGTAAAATTGTTGCTATTCTAGATAAAGATGGAAATAATGTAAAAGATGAAGTGATTCCATATTTTGGTCCAGATTATAAGTTACATAATACCGAAATCACACCTGAAATGTTAGGATATGAAGAGCTACAGATTTTAACTCCTTATACAACTAAAAGATTTACAAAGTATGAAATTCTATACTTTCCAGAACCTAAGGCAGACAATTATTGTGAACCTGTTCCCGAAGATGAACCCAAATCTGACGATGATACATTGAACAGATTGTAATTATTTTATAAATTTTTAAACATGTAAAACGTTTAAAAATTTTTTATTTGAAATGATCAATATATACAGCTCCTGTATGATTATTTACTAAAGATCCCCAGTTAGTGGAAAAATTTATCACTGTTCCACAATGTGTATATACAAAAGGGTTTGAAGGTTCTTCTAAATCAGGTGTTACAGGTAATGGTAATGTAGGTATAACATCTTCAGTATTAACATGTCGCCAAATTGCTATATCTGTATCATCAACTAATTTTTTAAACTTCAAATTTCCTATTCTAGGAGAACCGAAATTATAAACATGAATATTATTATAATCATTACGTTTCAATTCTAACCCAAACAATGTAGAAAGAGCAGCACCTAAACTATGTCCAGCTACGATAATCTCCTTACTTTTATATTTAGAAATCGTTGGTGTTACTTTTTCTTTAATAACACTGAAAAAATCATTAAAACCTTTATGTATCATTACACCAGATTCAAACTGTTCTTCAAACTCAACTTTAAAATCTTCCATCCAATCACGATACTCTTTACTCCCTCTGAATATTATCCATATACGATTATTCTTACTCGAAGGTTCTTTTAAAATCATTAATAATTTATGTTTATCACCTAAATTATATACAGTATCCAAAACTAAACCCTTTGGAATGTTAATTTCATCTTCTCTTTCAACAGAATTTTCTATACGTCCTATTAAATCCATACTATATTTTCCGATTTCCTTACTATACTTTTTATAATCTGTTATAGATGGAGGTAAAGGTAAATCTTTTTCTATAATATCACATTTAATTTTACCACATGGGGCATTTTTATTCAAAAGAGCTCCCATTATCGCGTCTTTAATTCGTTTAAAATTTAAATATATGGTTAGTATTATTATCAATAATACACTTAATAGTATAATTTCCAAAGCAAAATTCATTTATTTAACCATTATATTTTTTTCATACTGTAGATTTAACTTATTACAAATACGTTCGATATCACAAGACATATCCATATTATTCTTTTTTACCATATTAAGAGGGTCTAAACCATTATCACCATACGACATTTGATAAATATTACCCTGAACATCACGCACTGTACCATCATACATAACTTTAATATCCTCTGTCAATTTTACTATTTTTCTCTGTAGGTATCCTGAAACTGCTGTCAACATAGCTGTATTTGTTATACCCTCTCTTCCAGACATTGCATGGAAATAAAATTCTCGTGGTTCCAGACCTTTGATAAAAGATGAAGATATAAACCCCTGAGACTCATAATTCATCAAAGGTGTAACACATTTTTCTTCCAGAGGATAATGTACTATCGACCTCTTTCCATTATTAAGTTCTTTCCTAATCCTTTCTCCCTTTATATTCTGTTGTCCCAACAAACCTGTTATCTGACAAATATTAAAGTAATCTCCTTTACTACCACTTGTCACAGTGGAAATGAAATTATTATCCTTCTTCAAACCATTCTTTGCTATCTTCAACCCAACATCTTTCGCCTTGTTAAGTGCTATGTTTATCTTCACCTCTTTACGTCCCTTATGTGGAATTGTTTCATTCATTGTATTTGCCTCTATAAATGAACGGTCTATCACATTCTGAACTTCTCGTGTTTGGTCTTCGGACACGATTAAACAATCTCCTAATCCCACTGAAAACGCCTTCAATGAATTCCAAGCAACAGAAATAAATTGGATATTGTCAATAAACTTCCTAGCAATATCCGACCCATATTCCTTGTTTAACAACGTTATCAGTGAATACGAAGATGAACCTACCACTTTCTTATTTATAGCTCCCATCAACAATACTCCCTCATAAATTACCAACGTTGGTTCATCCACGGAAGCATCATTTTTACAAGTATATATGAAATCAGCAGGTAAAAATAACGATATCAAAGTTCTACCACTATACAACTGATTTTCCCTCCCCAATCGTTTCAATAACTTTTCCACCCTTTCAATTCCCTCTATAACTTCATTGAATTCCAAAGACAACTTCATCGTCAACTGAAAAAATTGCTCTCTTGTTATCACTGTTTCATCCTTTAATGTCATCTTATACGCACCAAGAAGGGCATCTTGAACAATCTTTATGATATTCGACGACGTTTGTGCCGTTATTATATTATCTTCTGGTTTACATAATTCCCTCAATTCCGCTGTCGCCTCTAACGACATTGGAACGTGTATATTCATTTCATCACCGTCAAAATCTGCGTTGAAGGAAGCAGTGGAGGCCAAGTTAAACCGAAAAGTTTTACAAGGTTTAACCACCACTTCCATCGCCATCATCGAACCTCTATGTAGGGTCGGCTGCCTATTAAAGAGAACCCAGTCTCCATTTTGAAGAGGACGTTCTACAATCCATCCAATTTCAATAGGATAAGGTCTATTAGAAGGTGTTGTTTTATCAATGAACTTTCCGTCCCTGACAATTCTATCACCCTTATTAATGATGAAACCTTTGCTTTGCGTGACAGTTGTTTCAGTGCCATCACTGTGGAGGACTTTATCTCCACAGAATACATAAGTTCCATTTCTGTATCGTTTGATATTGATACGAACACCGTTTGGTTTTTCCACCACTTTTACTAAACCACTATTGACCATTTTCTGTAACCGTTCTATATTAAGTACGGAAACTCTTTCCGGATAGACCAATTTACCGGCTATAAATTCTGGAACGGCAAGTTGGTTTAAACCGAGAGTGGGTTCAGGACCAATGACAGTTCTAGCGGTATGATTACATCGTTTCGCCAGAACACCACTGCGAACAATACCACTTTTACCAGTTAATCTTTCCTTTATACCTTTTATACTTCTACCATTTGCAGTATGTTTAGCTTTACCATGAGAGTTGTTAAATGTAGTTGATATACGAAACCGTATGGTGTTTAGGTATTTTTGTTTTTTCATTTCCACATTTCCACATTTATTATCGGTGGACATTAGTTTATGAAGAGCATTATTTGCTTTAATGATATCGATATATTGATTTGTAAGGTCATCATCACAAATATTTCCATCTGCCTTTACATAAGGACGATCTATCGGAGGTAAAACAGGTAACAAGGTGATAATTAAGTTTCTAGGGTGAATAAGTTCAGGGTCTAAACCAATAAGTCTCACATCATCATCTATAATGTTATTAAATATCTTCATTATTTCTATAGGTGAAAGGGATACAGCTACATCAGATAAAATCATCGTAAAGGTTTCATCAACTGGAGTGAATTTAATTTTTGGATTTTCCGACATACATTCTGGACGAGAACACGTTTCAATTTTCTTACATACTTCAATGATATTTTTGAATCTGTTTATCTTGTCATTCCAGTCCCATTCCTTCAGTTTTATATATTCTTCAGTCAACAATAAACGATAACATTTTTTACAAAAACATTGGAGAAAAGATAAAATCTTACGATAATACATAGGGTGTAATATAGGTTCATACAATTTAATATGACCAAAATGACCATGACATACATTCGCATTTTCTTTACAGGTTTCACATATTATTTCCGACTCTGTACTTCCCATACGTGGATCGTACACAGAACCATAACCTGATTTTTTAATGGAATCCAAGGAACAAACGCTGAACTTTTCTATTTCTGAAGCGGAATACACTCCAAATGAAATAGATTCAATTTCCTTTTTTATTATATCGGTCATAATGGTTTAATTCTTACTATGTGTAAAGTATTGTAATAAATCATTTTTTTCTTTTCTTCTTTTCTTTCCATAGAAGAAAAGACTAGAATGAATCCTTCTAATTACATGACTGCATATCAACATCAAAATATGCCTATGAGAAAAATTATACCCCCAACACCAGTTCAAATGAGAACATTCAAAAATGGTACCTTTTGCACTAACCCAAACGGAACTAAAAATGTTTATTATAAAGCTTTATGTCCTAGTTACAATAGTTTACCTCCACAATGGGAATAAAAGAGTAAAAAAGATATAAAAGATAAAAAGATATAAAATAAATCAATGGAAACCGTATTACCACTATTAAAACAATTTGGTCTATCCCCTGAACAATTAGGACCAGACCGAATTAAGAAATTAGAAAATGTACTATCCAATACGAACTCAGAAGATACCATGACACAGATAAATGAAATAAGAAATATTTTAGGTATGAACACTCAAGGCAAAGTTAAAAGAGAAACTAAAAACTGGAAAGACAGAGAAAAAATAGGTAGAAACTCAAAATGTCCTTGTCTAAGTGGTAAAAAATATAAACATTGCTGCTTATAACAAATATGATGTTTATTAAATAATAAATTATTTAATAAACAATGGGTATATGCGACAGTAAAAATGATATCATTGCTGAAATTGTCAATGAAAATGAAGAACTAAAAAAACAGGTGAAATATCTGAAAGACGTTTTAAACGATAAAAAGAAAGAAAAACCTAGATTGAAGAAAGTGGGAATGAAAATTGAAACACCCATATCAAAGGAAGCTATAGAAAACTATGTAGACAAAATATTGAAAAATGAAGATATGAATATATCTTATTTACCAGACTTTGTTGAAAAGAAAATATATGAAAATGTATTCTCTATACTACTGAATCTCTTAGATGATATTATGGAAAATATACAAATCAATATACTCAATCATAAACTTGTATTTGATATACAACATGAACAAAATTTAGAAACTATAAAAGAAGAAAATTAAAGAAAATAATATCATTATTATTACTACACACAAAATTTTGTGTGTTGAGAATTCTATATCTTAATAAATCTCATTTTGTCATCTGTAAATTATGAAATTCCCAGTTTGATTTTCAGTCTAAAATCTATCTCTAAAAATGCCTAATTTTGGATCTCTGAAAATTGGAAATTTCAGGAAAAAATAACGACCAAAAAATAGAAAAAAATAGAAAAAAATAGAATTGGTGAATTTTTCCCACCTTAATTTTCCCTCTAAAAATGAATTTTAGACCAAAAAATAGAAAAAAATAGAAAAAAATAGAATTGGTGGATTTTCTATAATCACAATTTAAACTGAAAATTAAACTGGAAAAATAAGAAGGTTGGAGAAACGACGATAAACGACGAGAAATGACGAGAAATGACGAGAAATGACGAGAAATGACGAATATATTTAAAGATAATAAAATCACTATAATAAAAAAGTAAATATGACCACAGCGAAAATACAGTGTGAACATTGTTCATCTATAGTAAGAAAAGACAATTTTGAAAGACATCAGAAGTCAAAAAAGTGTCAAAAGGCACAGGAAGAGAAACGTCAAAGGGAAGAACGTGAGAGAGAGGAGAAGG